TTGCATTTACGAGTTTTGCTTGATTTACAGTCATCGCCTACTGTGTTGCCTCTTTCGCTATCTCGCCATGTCGAAACCTTGTCATCCCCAACGAAGCGTACTAGAAAGTGACCGATGCCGTTCGATAACATCAATGTATCCAATACACTTTGGTGGAGATGCCGGGAATCGAACCCGGGTCCACAACGCCTTCACTACGAAGGAATTACAACAATTCTTTTATAAAATCCAAACAAAGACAATTAGTACAAGAACTACGCCTATAACAAAACTATAATCCTGTTCCACATTGTCTCCTAGTCCGACCCACCATGCATTTTGATCAAAATGCAAAACAAAATTAATTATACCCTTTTACAACTTTACCGTCAATCTTGGGATTACCTTTTGCGTGGGCATCCACTATCTTATTGCGATCACGTTCGGACGGTAAAGGGCCACAGCCTAACCTTGCCCACTCGTCTTCGGAGTAGTAATATTGCTCTACTGGTTTTTTGTTCTGGTCCATGTGTTGAGTATTTAGTGTAACACTAACTGTTATAATTGTCAAGAAACTTCTGTAAATTACCGTATAAGTTAACCAACATGGCTTCTTTACTACCAAAAAATATCACACTGATCGGAACACCTTTTTTGATCACAATGTAGTAAGGTAGTTCCAACTGCCGATCTAGGGCAATTACTGTGCGCAGATTAAATTCGTGTGCATCTTCAATGCGGAACATATACTGTGCAAGATCAAGATAGTCAACAAAGGTCATATATCCCAAGGTAGTCAATCTAAGACCACCAGTACTGCGCAAGTTATACCACCAGGCACTGAATGCCGACGCTGGGCTTATGCGTTGCTCTTCAGGCAACAGTGCTACAAGTTCTTGAGTGAGTTTCTTTTTGTCACGCACATCAAGGATAAACCTGTGTACCGGCGTTTAACAACACAACTGTGAATTTGTCAGTTTTAAATTGTGTGTTAAGTTTACGGGCCAAGTTTTTGGCGTGTCCGGGATTACTGAATGAAACCTTTTTGTACTTGGGTCCAGGGTATTGCACCAGCATATTTGATGTTTTTAGATTGATAGGTTTGGCTTCAAAAAATACAGCCCACACGCCTTCGCTGGCTAAAACTTGTTCAGTTTTGTAGGTAGATTTGTTGGTGTGTTCAATTAGTATGCTGGGTTTTGGTCGGCTCATAGCATCGTATTCCTATGTTTTATTTATCTAGAAATATAGGTATATTTAGAATGAGCCACCACCTACCTTTACTGTTATTACTTCTTCTATTTGGGGTTTATTTGCTTGTTCACGTAGATCATGCAGTTCTAACAACAATCTAGTAATGTCGGCATGCATGTCTTTGGCCTCGGCAAGAGTCATAACAAAGTCTTTGGATCCACGAGCTTCATGCCCACGCACTCGATCAACAAATTTCTGTAGGTGTAAACTCATTCAGGTAGTCGTGCAAATGGTTCTAGACTGGGTGGAGTCCACCCATCGGGCTTGAGAATCTTACCATCGCCACGCTTGCGAATCTTGCCGGTGATGGGATCAACTTTGTCAAAGTTGGTACGCATTACTTCTTGCCACGCGGCTTCTCCATCAAAGCCGGCACTATGAATGGCACCAATCGTGACCACAAGAATGTCAATCAATGCATCAAGGTCATTTGTGCGAGTTCTTGAATCTTCCAGCTCTTGAACTTCTTCTTTGATTAAATTCAAATATAGTGCATATTGGTCTACGTTTTCAGTTCCTACAGATTGTCCACATAGGCGCATGAATCGTGCTTGATCCAAGAATAAATTAGTTGTTTCAGTCATGATTATCAACTTCCTCTTGAGTATAAAAAGGTCCTTGATAAGGATATCGTTGTAATGTAATTAGTTTAGGCGCCAAGACTGCTTTCCATTTGCGACCTTTACGTATATTATACCAACCGGCAGCAAACCACGATTTACTTTTGTTAGTTTTAGTGTACACAGGCAATTGCTGAGACACATTCCACATGGGGTTGTACACTCGTCCTGTAACAGTGTAGCCATAGATTTGGTCTATGTTTGTTTTAGGTTTGACAATTTTAGGTGCTGGTTCAAATTCAATATTTGCATTTCGGGCTGCCAACTTGATTGTTTTAAATTGCACAACCTGATTGTTGATTTTGACTTGGTATCCACCGGCACAGGCTTCCACGTTACCGACCTTGCGATCGTTTTCTTTTAAAATCCAATATTGTTTATCTACTACTGGTAGTGCTACTAGTGTCATTCAATACTCCTTTGTATGTTTCATTCAGCCAGCGTCCAAAACTATCTGCACTTTCACTGCATTTGTTTAATTCATACTTGCCGCAGAATTGCATAAATCTTACACCAACTTGTCCAATGTCTTTATGACTGACCTGTTCTCTGATGCAGGTGTCTACTGTGTTTTTAATTTCTTCAGGCTGTGCTGTCAAGTCAATTAATGTTCTATTGCGTTCGTAATCATCTAATACTCTATGCTCTTGTCCATCTGGATCAGTCCAGCGTTGTAGCATCATGTTGTTCCAGGCGTACCCTTGTTTTGCTCGGTCCTCAAACGCTTCCTGAAGGCCAACCTTGTTCTTAGTGCCCTTAGTACGGACGCCCGGGTAGGCCGAGAACACATTATCCGACGAATCGCCGCGCATACATTTTTCGAACAGTAACCAGCTTGGATCAGGGATTTTTTTAGGTTCTTTAGTTTTTTTATCGATGACCGCTTTTCCTTTAGCATCAAAGATTCCTTCTATAGTGTGTAATTCGTCTGTAATACCATTGTATTGTTTAACATTTTCAGCAAGTAACTGTACAAAGTCAGTATCGCTTGAAATTACTACATGTTCATCTTGGGGGTGTAAAGCAATCCAGCGAGCTATGATATCGTCGCCTTCTGCGGTAGGACAACGTAATACGCTACAGTTGGTCCTCTCACTCAAGTATTTAGTCAGATTATCATATGTTTCCCAGAACATTTTATCTTCTTCTTGTTCTGCGTCTGTAAGCGCCGCACGGGCTACAGCACGATTGGCTTTGTAGGGCTTGTAATGATCTTTGCGCCAACTACGCCCCTCCAAGGCAAAAACCACATGATCTGCTTCGAATCTTCGGGCCATTTTGTTGGCAGCCATCAAGGTAACATGCAGTGCAAATCCTACCTTTTCCCAAGTGTCACTGGCACGAAAGGCTCCATGTCTAGCACGAAAGAACAAGTTTGCAGTATCTATAAGAACATATTTCATACTATTAGTATAACACAGCTAACAGTCAAAGTCAAACAAATTTATTGGATATAATGTAATTGAGAATAAAGCGAGCAAAACTTGAGTGGCCATCGCGTCCAAAATGCCAAGAATTGGGCATGACTGTTTCTATGCCAGTGGACCGGATAATAGCATCATAAGTTTGATTAGGATCATACGGGCCAATGTAATTAACTCCCCAATCTTTTTGATCGGTAATAGGGCTGAAATCATTATTGCCATTAAAGAAAATATGTCGGATGCCCTGTTCGGTAAGTTCCTGATGAAGTTCCCAAATTTCTTGATGTGCTTGTTCTGTTTTGATTTTCCAGTCAGTTCCAATTACAAAATGTTTGTACTTTTCTTGCAGTTCCTGTGGAACATCATCAATGCCACTAGACCCGACTTGATAATAAGTTCCGTTGTGCAACCACTCTTCGCGTTCCCATGTTGACCATTGTATGACAACTAATTGATCTGGATGATTGGCACCGCCATCAGCTAACCACTCGCGTGTAGTTCTTATGATTCGGGCATTGCTACTAGCACTTTCAGCATCGCAACGTAATCCTGATCTAAGTGTAAGACTTAATGTTTTGCCCCAACTGACTGCAAGATTTTCTGGATGCGGCGCCCTGCCTAAATAGAATAACGCAGGATCGTCTTCGGCAAAGGCATGCATGTTAACAGCTTCTGCTGCTGCTGTGTGGCTATCACCGTTTACGTATAATATCATGATTTTCTATATGTTCAATTAATAACTTCGCCCAGGCATAATGACCGTCTTTTTTATAATGATACCATTTGTCGGTAACAAATCCTAGATTTTTTAAATACCAATAATAACTATAGTTGTTTTCATAAGGTCCAACATAGTTATGCTTCCAGTCTACATAATTAACAATTTTAAAAAAATTATACATACAATTAAAAAATAAATGTGGTATATTTTTTTTCTGTAAATCTAAATGTAAATTGTATATTTCTTTGTGCCAGTATTGTGACTTAGTATCAAGAGTGTCACTTGTTTGATCTGTGACCCAGACTTTATACCTATTCTCTAATTCTGCCGGCAGGCCATTATGTCCTGAACTATTTACATCATAATACTTTTCTTCGTGTATCCATTCTTCACGTTCCCAAGTAGTCCATCCAATTAGCACTAAATTAGGGGTGTTAATTTTTAGGTACTCTTGTGTAGTGCGAATAATGCGTTGATTACTGGCGCCAATTTTAGATTGATTTATTAAGTTTAAATTAAATTTATTAGCAACACTATGGGCAAATGTTTCTGTAGGATCAATCCCAATACCATAACTATGGCTATCGCCATTTACGTACAACATTATTTTTGTTGAAGCAGTTTGTCTGTTTCGGCCTCTACTACACGTCGACGTAAACTACTGGAACTAAAAGAATGATCACGACCGTTGAATACTAGTTCAATACCACGTTGATGACATTCGTGTTCGCCGCTAAATGCTTTGCCTTCGTACTCAACACCGAGTACACGAACATTAATAGGAAGGATTAACAACAAGTCAACTAGGTCTTGTTCAGTTTGATAAACTACAACTTCGTCTACATAACGACAAGCGGCCAACTGTATTTGACGTTCTACAATACTTTGTACAGGTTTGTTTTTGGTATCCGGGCGATCAATAGTTGGATCTGTTTGTAGTCCGCATATTAAGTAATCGCAGTGATTCTTGGCTTCACTTAACATTGCAATATGCCCTGCATGTAGCATGTCAAAGGTACTGAAGGTAATGCCAATCTTCTTACCTTCATCTTTGAGTTTACGAATATGATTGAATATCATGACACTTCACTACGGCCATCTCCGATGTTGCGAGTTTTAACCACACGGTCACGTTCAGGATTCATTGCCTCGTATTGTTCGTAGGTTTCGAGAACCACATTACGGCACACAGCAGTAAACCAACGATCTACAATGTCAGCATCGGTATCTTTAGGATCCTTCTGATAACCAGCACGAATCAAATTGGCCACAAACTTGTCATTCCAATCTAATTCAAACGCACCGTTTTGCATATTCTCAGGATCAACATCCATGCTAACAATATTGACATACGGCTCACCCTTTTCTGTGGCAATCTCTTTCTCCGTTTTTTGTGGAACCGCAGGTGCATCGGGTGTGATTGCTTTTTTCTTTTTAAAAATGTCAAATATTTTTGGCATGATTTCCTATCGAGTGTTACCGTAGTGTAACACAGCAACACCAGGCATGTCAACTGGTAACTTGCGCCATGGGTCAACTATAACACTGCCAGATTCAATTTTGCAGTACGGTTGCGTATCAGGAGTATTACCGGTATATTCATACGTGATCTTGCGATTGTGTGCCCATAAAAACACTGCTGGACCATCAATAGTATCCAAGCAATCAGTACGATCGTCGGCCAGTGGGTCAACATAAACAACAGGTAAGCCTGCTTCTTTGATATAGAAGCCAACTAAGGTTGAGTAACTACCGATACAGTATTCAACATCGGGCTTGTAGGCTTTGCCGTGGATCACAACAGGCAAGTTGTGTTTCCGGGCGTGGTCAACCAAAAACAATGCCAAGTTTCGTGCTTGGATCTCTCTAGCATGCATGACCGTATCAAACAAATCGTAGCCTACCTGATATTCTTCGGCTAACCAACGTAGTGCAATATTATCACGTGGATGGCAAGCACCTGCATCGCCCATGCCTGCTGTCATGTATTT